GTCATATATGCATGGTTAGTCCAGATGGACTATTTTAAAGAACTAACAGATCAGGATGTTCGTAAAAGATTATATGAAGAGCAAAAAAATCAGATTGAACAGGACATGGCACCATTTGGATTTTTAAATGATGGATTAGATGATGACACTTTTACAGATTCTGAAGGTGATACATGGAGTAAGGCGGATGAATATGGAGATAGATCTTTTATGTGGGAATATAGGTAATGGATCTAGATGGTCAAATAAAACTTGGTCACCTTTTATTGCAAGATAGAAAATGCAGATCTTGTGGAGAGGTAAAAAATCTTATAGAAAGTTTTTACAGAACAAGAAAAGATAGAGGACCTGTAGTTTCTTCATATTCATATGAATGTAAGGAGTGTACTATAAAAAGAATTATGGAAACAAAAAAACCTAAAGTTAAAGATTGGGAATATCCAGATTGGTAATTCACGTCATGTTTCCCCTATGAAAAGTGTCTTTTTAATAAATATTTCTAAAATGAGATCACGGAGAATCAAAACATGGCGACTCCTCAATTATCTCCTGGCGTATTAGTCAGGGAGGTTGACCTAACCGTAGGAAGAGCTGATAATGTCTTAGATAATATTGGTGCAATTGCTGGACCTTTCCAGATTGGACCTGTTGAAGAAGCAATTGATATCACTACAGAACAAGAACTTACCAATACTTTTGGTAAACCACTTTCAACTGATACTCAATATGAGTATTGGATGAGTGCTGCAAATTACCTTTCTTATGGAGGAATTCTTAAGGTAGTAAGAGCAGATGATACTAACCTCAATAACTCGAATGCTGGTGTAAGTATTGCTTCGACAACTGCACTGAAAATTAAAAACTATGATGACTATCAGCAGAATTATAAATCTGCTACCAACTTTACTTATGCTGCAAAGAACCCAGGTAAGTGGGCAGACGGATTAAAGATCTGTGTCATCGACGATTTTGCAGACCAAGTAATTGGAATCACAACAGTTAATCTTGGAAATGCAGGTGCAACAATTGGATTTGGTGTTACTGCTGCTTTAAACAATGCAGTAGTTCCTGGAACAGGATCAACAACCGGATTTACTGGTTTCCTTAAAGGAATTATTACCGGAGTAACAACTGATGCTACTGGTGGAAATAGCACCATCGATGTTAAAATTGTTTCTCGCGTAGAGACAGTTGGTGGTGGATCAACAGAAACTGCAATCACCTATCAGGAAGGTTCGACAACAAGATCATTTGGAAAAACGCTTCCTCTTGACTTTGTTAATAGTGCTGGTATTAATAGCACAGGAGTTCATGCAACCAGATATACTCCAGTAACTCAAGTTGATTGGTATGATCAACAGACTCTGGGTCTGACGAATGCAGCAACTTTCTGGAAGTCTATTGCACCAAGACCAATATCTAATGTCTATACGACTGATAGAAGTGGTAAGAATGATGGACTACATGTTGTAGTTGTGGATGATAAAGGTTCTGTAACTGGAATCAAAGGAAACATTATTGAAAAACATCTCAATCTTTCTAAAGCAGGAGATGCAATTTCAAACGTAAATGCTCCTCAAAGAATTTTCTACAAAGATTATCTTGCGGACTACTCTGCTAATGTTTATGCAGGTTACAATCCATCACAAGGACTTGATACTTTTAAACTGACAGTTCCAAGAGCAACTGGATTCTCTGCAGGATTTACGCCAGTAACTACTGGAGACGGTCTCTGGGGATTGGATGCACAAGGCGTCACCTTTGCTGCACTGGGTAATGTAAATTACACCTTTGCTGGTGGTGTTGACTATTCCGCAACTGGTGGAATGAAAGCAGAACTTTCAAGTCTCATCACGGCATATGGATTCTTTGCAAACAAAGATGAAATTCAAGTTGATTACATGATCATGGGTCCTGGATGCTCTACCCAAGCAGAGTCTCAGGCAAAAGCAAATTATGTAATCTCTCTTGCGAATGACAGAAAGGATTGTGTTGCAACTGTAGGACCACACAGAACCGACTTGGTTGGACTTACAAACACAAATACTCAAACAGATAATCTGATTAACTACTTCAGTTCACTTTCATCTTCCTCTTATGCGGTATTTGATAGTGGATACAAGTATCAGTATGATAGATTTAACAACGAATTCCGTTATGTTCCAACGAACGCGGACGTTGCTGGTCTAATGCATCGTACAAACATGGTAGCATATCCTTGGTTCTCACCTGCTGGTCAACAGCGTGGTATTATCAACAATGCAGTCAAACTTGCATTCAATCCAAATAAAGCACAAAGAGATCGTCTCTATCCTGCAAGAATTAATTCCTTCATCACGCAAGCTGGTCTTGGAACACTTCTCTTTGGTGATAAGACTGCTCTTGGATATGCATCTGCATTCGATAGAATCAATGTTCGTCGCCTGTTCCTTACAATTGAGCAAGCACTACAGAAAGCAGCAGAAGCACAACTCTTTGAACTCAATGATGAGTTGACGAGAGCAAACTTTAGAAACATTGTTGAACCATACCTTCGCGATGTCCAGGCAAAGCGAGGTCTTTATGGATTCGCTGTTATCTGCGACACCACGAATAATACTCCTGATGTTATTGATAATAATGAGTTTAGAGCAGACATCTTCCTGAAGCCTGCCAAGTCAATCAACTATGTTACCCTCACATTTGTTGCCACTAGAACGGGCATCAGTTTTGAGGAAGTAACTGGTAGAGTTTGATAATATAATCTAAATAACAAAAGGAGGATCACACAATGGCACATTCAATCGAAAAAATTAAATCAACTCTGAAGGGCGGCGGCGCACGCCCTAATCTATTCCAGGTAAACTTAACTAGTTTTCCTGGTGGAGCTGATTATGATTCAGATGAGTTTTCAGTACTCTGCAAGGCTGCTCAGTTGCCTGCATCTAATATCGCTTCAATCGATGTTCCTTTCAGAGGAAGAATCTTTAAGGTTGCTGGAGACCGTACATTTGATACCTGGACTGTAACAGTCATCAATGATAATGACTTCAAAATTCGCACTGCCATGGAAGCATGGATGCAATTTGTTGGTCAGTATGCTGATGGTTCTGGTGCAACTGATCCAGGTTCATATCAGGTTGATGCTGAAGTTCTTCAGTTTGCTAGATCAGCAACTGCACTTAGTGCAAAAGATGGTCAAGGACTGGAAAATACAAAGCAGTATAAGTTCTACGGAATTTTCCCAACCAACATCAGCGCAATTGATCTTTCATATGATACTGGTGACACCATTGAAGAATTCACTGTAGAATTCCAAGTTCAATACTGGGCACCAGCTAATCTAAGTGGTGGAGAAAATACACCAGGAGCGTGATCTAATAAATAGATCAGAATAAAGTTCCAATATAATAATGGCAAAACTGTTTGGGTTCTCGATAGAGGACAACGAACCACTCTCACCATCAGCAGTCAGTCCCGTTCCTCCCAACAATGAGGACGGGAATGACCACTTTGCGAGTAGTGGTTTTTTTGGTACTCATGTTGATATTGAAGGTGTATATAAAACTGAGTTTGATCTAATCAAACGATATCGTGAAATGTCACTCCACCCAGAGTCGGACAGTGCGATTGAAGATATTGTAAATGAAGCAGTAGTATCTGATTCAAATGATAGTCCTGTAGAAATTGAACTTTCAAATCTTAATGCCAGTGATGGTATTAAAAATAAGATTAGAAAAGAGTTTAAGTATATTTTAGATTTATTGGATTTTGATAAAAAAGCACATGAGATTTACCGCAATTGGTATGTTGATGGTAGAATCTATTATCATAAAATTATTGACTTAAAGAAACCTGAAGAAGGAATTCAAGAGTTGAGATATATTGACGCAATGAAAATGCGTTATATTCGCCAACAGAAGAAAAAACCAAACGATGGCAGAGGTAATCAATTAGTCAATCCTAGAGATCCTAATCCTATGGATTATGATTTTCCAGAGATTGATGAGTATTTCATCTATAATCCTAAGTCTTCATATGGTGGAAACCCTATGCAGTCTAGTTCAACTCAAGGAATTAAAATTGCAAGAGATGCAATTACATATTGTACTTCAGGACTTGTAGATAGAAATAAAGGAACAACTCTTTCATATCTTCATAAAGCAATTAAGTCACTCAATCAATTAAGAATGATTGAGGATAGTCTTGTAATCTATAGACTATCAAGAGCACCAGAACGTAGAATTTTCTATATTGATGTTGGTAATCTGCCTAAGCAAAAAGCAGAACAATATCTGCGTGATGTTATGATGCGTTATCGCAACAAACTCGTATATGATGCAAACACTGGAGAGATTCGTGATGACAAAAAATACATGGCAATGCTTGAGGACTTCTGGCTTCCCAGGCGTGAGGGTGGAAGAGGAACCGAAATTACCACTCTCCCTGGCGGACAAAACTTGGGTGAAATCACTGATATTGAATATTTTAAAAAGAAACTCTACCGTTCGCTTAACGTCCC